TCGGCCGCCTGCCGTACCCCTGCGCGCCCAGCTACGCTACTATGTGCGCCTTTGCAGGCCCGCAACCCTGCGTTTTTTGAACCCACATGGAACACACCCCTGTGACTCTGGAACAGAACTACACCGCTATTATCCGTGGGTTTTGCAGAGGAGACTGATGTAGGGAAACCCAGTAAACATAAGGGTTCTCTTACGCTGGCGTACGCACCAAAACCATCAAAAACCCGTGCAGTGGTACAAAAAATGGTACGGCTGAAGCTCATCCAACTGCTTCTCCATCACCAATGAACCCATGCCAGCGTAATGACAGCATAGGCTGCACTCCCGTACTATCTCGCCTTGTCGCTGAGCTCCATAATCCGGCCCCGGCCCGCTTCCTGCTGTATTTGCCGGAAAGCGTTGGCAACCGCTATTACGCTTGATTGCAGTGGCAAAATAATATTGGCGTCGCATGATTTTCTCGGAGTAGACTTACCATAATGGTAACCTCATTAATCCTAAGCCGTTACTCCAAAGGCGGAGCGCCCGGGCCCGGCGCATCGAGGCGGATCAATGGTGGGCCAATCTATCCCCATGCTGAGGTGCTCAATCTGTTATCTCAAGAGGTTGAGGTTCGCCCAGTCACCCGAACCTGCATTGATGACGTACAGAATCTCAACCTAAACAACGCGGGATTGGTGAGTCTCCTCACCAGGGCTGTGACGCACGGTCAGTACCTTAACGCGCAGTGGTGTGAAACCGGAAAGCCAGGGGTGTGGGCAGCGTGCGATGCTTACAAAGTCTCGAGGAGCGAGCAGGGGCAACATGCCGAGCAGGAACTTGAACTGCCGCTCTACGTCAAATTTTGCATCGGAAAAAAAGGTGTAATAATGTTGCTGATTTCTTGTCATCACTCAGACCATTGGGAGGATCTATGAATATTCATACCGAGACTTGCCCGATCTGCGACGAGGGTAGCTTGCATGAGGTCGGCTGTGACAGGGTAGTTGAATACAAAGGTCGCCATGGGCAGGTCCACTCGAAGTCATCAGTGTGTGACGTTTGTGGATGTGTTCAAGCATCCTCCACCCAAGTCCGGGACAACCAGCGTGCGATGACTTACTTTAGAAAAGAAGTTGATGGACGACTGACCGGGCAGCAGATGCGTGATACGCGTATTGAACTCGGACTGACCCAAGTTCAAGCTGCTGCTATATTTGGAGGCGGCCCGAACTCGTTCGCCAAATATGAAGCGGACGATGTAACTCAGTCTGAAGCGATGGATAACCTTGTAAGGCTTGCTAGTGAAGTGCCTGCGGCCAAGCAATGGCTTTTTTCAAAAGCTTCAGTGAAAGAGTTACATAAAGCTGCCGAGCAGACATTAGAGCAACAATTTTATAATATCAATATCGGTATGATCTTTGGTTCTAGAACAGCTCCACGATTACCATGGGTTATGAGTTCGCTTGAAAGTTCTACATATAATTCAAGCCTTAGATCACAGATCGAAAAGCGATTGATACCCTACCATCAATCCGTTGAATTGGGTGCTACCCAGACTGCCGTTCACGTTGTTGCTGGGGTGGTAGAACGTAAAATCCGACTGTATGGCGAAGAGGAAAATATACAGTCCCTTTTATCGCCTAGATATAGCGAGGAAGAGTATGACCGCCATACCCGCAGATAAAGAAGGGCCGCAGTTCAGCGACGTTTATGTCACTGAGACAAGGGCGTATTTTGCCAAGGGTTACGATCCCACGTTCGAAGAAAATATTGCCGACTTGGAATTGAAAAACTTGGTGTCTGTGGATCGGTCTCAGGCGCTGATATCCAAGACTGATGGCACTGGTAGATTTAGGGTTTTCTTTAAATTTGGCGCCAAATGGTCATATGCGGAAACTAAAGACAGTACGATAACCGAAGACTCTGCCTTGGAAGATCCGGAATCAGAGGATGCGATCGGGCTGATAACGATTGAATGTGAAATTGTTGCCGAATTCAGCTTAATCAAGCGTTACGAGCAAGCCGAGCTCGATGACTTCGCATTACATGAAGCGGTCAATTATGTTATCCCCTACTGGAAAAATTATCTCATATCCCAGTGTAGCACGATGCGTCTGCAGGAGCTGGTTCTTCCAGAAGGCGGCTAAACAACAAGTTTTGAGTTGGTGGGGGATGATTCCGGCGCAGTCTAGTTTATGCGTGACAGTACTGCGACAACAACTGCCTAAAGACTGCCTCATATTTACATCATTTTTGCCAACACCCCCGAGACAGGTGACAGCTCGGCTGCACCCATCTTAACCCCTAGGTTTGAGGTTTGCTGGTGTGAACCTAATGAGCTCAAGGGGGACGCGATCGCACTCCGAGCACAATAAAAGCACTCCTGAGAAAAATGACTGGTAGTAAAAGTGGTACGAGATCTCAACGCGCCCAACTGCGACACCCCTCTCGAAAACATTACCGCTATGAACACTGATGATCTTGTCATCCCCTTAGCTGGACGCCAAGAGCTCGATCTACTTCTGGCCGATTCAAGCGCCACCGCCAGCGACGAGGCTGAGCGCGCTGACATGCCTGCATGGGATTCGTTCTGGACGTCTAGCGGCTGAAAGCGCTGCAGCCTGCTGCCATCGAGGCGCTTTATTTGGTGGTCGAACAGTCCGTCGAGTTGCGCGTCGAAGAGCTTACTGCTGAGGAGTGACTTGACAAAATCGCCTTCGTCGTCGGCCATTCCAGGCATAGGCAACCGCTCCAATTGCCCAACCTACGTAGGCCATTAGTGCCTGATCGCGGGCGAGACGGCGCAGTGCTAACCTCCTGCTTTTTCAAAAACTGATTTAGATAAGATAATGAAGAAGCCGTCTATGCAACCCCGAATCCTGCGGATTGGCCAAGCGCCGGCATACTTGGGCATGTGTCGTGAAGAATTCAATAAGACGGTTCGTCCGCACGTTCGTGAGTTCCCGATCGGCAAGCAAGGTGTTGGATTTGATCGACACGATCTTGACGAGTGGGCGGACGGTTATATCGCCACAAACGCAGTCGACAAAAACATGATTGAGGTGCCGAGGAACTCCGGCCGCCAGGTCAGCCCATCGAACCGGCAATCAGCCGGCTCACAGAAACCAGCCCGGCCACCCGTAGACCCCCATGCCAAAGAAAAGCTGGAGTTTGAGCGAGTACTTGAGATGGTCAGAGGCAATAAGAAAAAACAGAATCAGCCGCGGCCAAAGAAATAGAAACTCCTCGCCGAAAGCTGCGAACGTTATGCCTGCACAGGCATTCCGGGTTTCGATGCTTCGCGTCCAACCGGACACGAAACAAGCGCTCGCCGAGCTGATCGCCTGAGCAGAAATCGAGGAGCAAGGCGAAGCTCTGACGGTGATGATTCACCGGCTTCTCGAGCTAGGGCCTGATAGGGCCTCGCCATTACTTGGTCCCGCGCCACGAAATCATAGTGTCGAATATCGTGGCGCTGGAATTTCAACGTAAGAGCATGATGTTGATTCAGCAAGATCCAGGGGATGAGATATTATCGCCCAGTTAAAGCTTTCTGAAGCTTAGGGTCGTTCCTTGGGGTGGATAAATCGACATACTGTCGCGTACTTCGTACTGGCCTACTACGCTCCCCTCTTCATCTGTTTCATCGTAGAAGTCGATATCCGTATCACGCCCTTTACGCTGCTCTCTCTTCGAGCTGGTGTGCTTAAGGCCGTGACCTTCCGGGATGCCGATCAGCTTTCTATGCTCCTCACTCATTTCTAAAACTCCGTTGATCCGGCTCCATGCCGGTCACTACGTATAGCCCACCACCAACCGATCCGCCTGGTATTTTGAAAAGGTGCTGATGGAGTCCAGAGCATCTTGGAAAGCAGCAGCCGCTTCTTTTTGTCGAGCGTTCGCGGCGTCCCAAGCGTCACCACTGGTGTGGCCAGCCTTGAGAAGGGCGCCAACATCGCGAATTGCCGATCTCAACTCATCAGCCACGATTGATAGCCGCTTCTGTCTGGAGGATTCGAGAACCATAATTCCTGCCATAGAAAAGTGAATTTGACTTTTCGATGGATTCAACTATAAAGCGTTCTCTCAACCCGATGAAATACAACAAAGGTCCATTTCGCTATGTCAGTGAATGACCGGCAGCGCATCTGCCGCCACCTCGACCGCTAAAGTCGCCTCCGCTACATCCGCTGGGTTGTAGAACTGCTCGCCGAGCATCGACTGAATCGCTATTTCCGTTAGCTCATCGATGTCGACGCAGCATTCCTGCGCCGCAACCAGCACTGCTTTCAGCGCCATACGCAACACCCTTTCCCTGTCTTCGCTCATGACCGTATCCCTTCCTGTGGAGCGGTAAGAGTAGGACGTCCCGGGCGAATCAGCTAGGAATGGATACTGCAGAATCCCATTTGAACTATGGACGGGTCATCACCAGCCACAAAGAGAATCAGAGGGAAGATGGCGGCCTGCTACTATCACAGCGACGATAACGAGCATCTGATCATGGGCCTGGTAATTCGGAGTCGGGGATATGCATGACTAAGGAAGAGCTAAAAGCCCACGAGGAGCATGCCTGGACTCTGGCTTTGTTGGTATTTGCGGGCGTTGCGGTTGCCGTCTACCTGCTAGACGAATGGCTTTCGTCCCCGCGCAGGGGTAACTGGGCTGAGCTTGCAGATATGGGGTTATATGGATTCGCGTTCTTCGCCGTCTTCGGGCTCTCCCACGTTCAGCACTGGTTTTTGAGCCGACTAACGAAAGGACGATGACTCGGCTTTCTATTTTATGGATCTGCGCTTTGACAGCCCATAAGCCAGTCACTAGCCTCATGCCCATGAAAACGCTATTCCTGCTGATGGCTCAGTACGACGGCCAGGTCATTATCCCATTGGAGCGCATCTGCTCCGACTACTTCACACACCTGACACCTGACGCGATGAAAATGAAGGTTGCGGCCGGGCAGATCGACCTGCCACTGATCAAGCTCGAGCAAAGCCAGAAGTCAGCACGCGGCGTCCACGTGAATGACCTTGCCGATTATCTGGATGCCCGACATAGGTCTGCGAAAGAAGAGCATGACCGGTTAATGGGACGAGTACACCGGGATGATGCTGGCAGCAATGGACGGGCGAGATGATGAGCCATAAGTCTGATGTGGGCTTGATCGCATTCATCCGCTCACTCGGATAAAGCGGATCGAGCGCCGACGCGTTGCGAAGAGCCACGAAGTGAACGCATGCTTACAAAGTGCAGGGTGGGTGAGCTCATAAGTTTAGCTGAGACGCGCGCGGAGTTTGCGGCAGGGAAGCGCCATCCCGATCGTGCAGGACTGCTGCGGGGCTCGCCTAAAGGGGAGGAAACCTGAGGGCGATGAAGCAACCATGTTAGGCATCTGATCCAACCGTATCGCCAAATGAGATGACGACATCACATAGTAAACGGCCGCATAGCCTATGCGGCACTATCAAAAATGTGGCACGGCTCACTCGATATCTTTAGGGCCACGTCCAATTGCATAACCAATGAAAGTGGTTGCAAGAGGGATGACCCACTTCCAATACTCCGTGATTTGCGAGAAATCGCGATCCCCAAAAAGCATTGCCACCCCCGCAAAAACCATAACCAAAATAATAAAAAATACTAAAAACGTTGCTGAAAATACGTGAGACAAGAGTCGCTCTCTGAATTCTTTTTTCAGCTTTGTTTCCTCAAGTCCCATTTCTTGAGGCGTTATTGATCGGTAGCCGACTATAAACGAATTGTCTTCTGAACTGCTCACGCTACCCCCCCCAAATAAAAGGAGTAGGCAACATCGTATGATGAAAAATCACCAAACACATTGACTCGGATCTGTGCATAAAGCTCGCGGTGATTATAAGTACCAATCAAGACCTGATCCGGAAATCCAAAGTTAATTACCGTGCTTGGATTGGTAAACTTTACTAGCATCACCTTGCCTTCAGGAACCAACTCAATACCGGGGCTCGATGACTTATCTTCTATAACCATCAACCGCAAGGTCATGTCCTTATCAAGCTCAAATTCGATAGTATCTCTACCTCTCGAATGAACAATACCGGAGGTCAAAACCTCCCTTCCGCCTGCTCTGATCTTCATTACCTATCACCTTACTGACCGAGTTACAACAGTCTAATTATATCGCCATTTCGACCCCTACGGTATTGTAACCTTGCTCCTCGGTAGAGGTGAGACAATAGCCTCAGACCTTTCGCAATCCGAACTGGGCAACCTTCACCTGGGAGTCCTGCGTAATGCCTGCGGCCAGGTACAGTCCCATGCGCGCGGTGATCACAGTCTCCGTGACGTCGGTCGTGTACCGCTGCGTCTCCAGCGCGCCCTTCCAGTTGGCCGGCAATGTGAACGGCTCCTGATACTTGTCCATCGACCGGTAGTAGATAGTGGTGGACGTACCCGCCACCGGTTTGGTGATGATCAGCTCTGCTTCCCAGCCAAGGATTCCCCGGGTGTTGCCGACGATCTCCGGCGCCGAAACCATCTCGATTACATCCCCGGTCAGCACATTCGACAGCGTGACGTTCGCCGCAGGCTGCACGTAGATGTAGCCGCCGGCGGCAGCCATCGCGCCGGCCAACTCAATACACTGCGCCTCGCCATATGCGGCAGGCTCCTTGTACCAGCGCGACGTGATACCGGCCAGGCCGGAGCCGGAAGCCTTGTAGTTGTCTGCCAGCACCGATCCGGCTACCGGATTGACCGACGCGTTGATGACGCCAGCCGAGCCAGTCATCAGCGGATTGGCGTTCAGGCAGCCGAACGGACGAATCGCCGAGTACAGATCGGCGGCGTCCGTGGCCAGCGGCACGCCGAAGAACTCGAAATTGGCGTTGATGACCGGCACGCAGCGGGACTGAATGAAGTCGGCGCCAGTAAGGTTCGGATGCAGATCGTCAACGGTCATGTCTTGGGTGAAGCCATCCCAGATATTCACCACCGGCACGAACTGTTTGACGTAGGTCAGCACCCAATCCTTATAGACGATCGCGTCTGCCAGTGCCTGGCCGGTTAATGCCTTGGTGCCGAACCGCGGCGTACCGGTGCCGACAATCAGGTACTTCCCGGGCGTGCTCTGGAACGCGGTGATGGCCTTCATCACGTTGGCCTTGCTGTCCACGAGCGTCATACCCGGCGTCGTGCTGTCGTTCGTGCGCGATAGCAGCATCCACAAATCGGCCGTCGCTGAAGTCAGGCAGGACGGCAACCGTGCCATGAACTGTCCAGAGTGGTCACCGACCTTCCCCTGATTGTCCAGGTAACTCGGGAACAGACCCGTTTTTGCCGCAATCGCGCCGGCGTATCCATAAGCTTCGGTACCGAAGGCTTTCGGATCAATCGTATGGCAGTTCGCGCTGAAGCTGTCGCCCAGCAGGCCCAAACCACGGCGGATACGGCGCCGCGTCGGCTGCGCCTCGGCGAGAAGGGTCATGCGAACACCTCGAATGCAGCGCCACCGGCCGGAACGAATCGGACCGTTGCCGGCGGGATGTTGAGCTGGTAAGCCCCGTCGTTCCATAGCGTGTCTGACGTCACCCAACTGTCGCCCATTTTGATCTGAATCGCGACCGAGCCACCGTTTGCCTTTACGCCCAGGGTCACGCGCATCGCGCGCGAGTAGGTTTCTTCCTTTGTCGTCGTCTGCATGTCTAGCTCTCAAGGCACGTCGCGAAAGAAAATGTGGTTGCCGAGCTTCAGCGTCCGTTTTGCCTTAGCCGCCCAGTCCGGTGCCTTGGGCATCGAGGTCGCGTAGTAGTGGGTCGCGGCGCCGGTGGGGTCAGCCACCTTGCCATCGATAACCTGGTCAGCAGCGATGCGACATTGCGCTAACTCGCGGAATGGGATCTGGCGCGCGCCGATCAGGAAGGGGTAGTTCGGATCGTTACGGTTCCAGCAGCTGAACTGATACGGCTTCTGGCAGACGCCGGCGTAACCCTCGCCCCACCACGACTTGTCTTTTCCGTCATCCACGCGGTTGCGGATCGTCCAGGCCACGGCCACCATTCCGACCAGCCCCTCCCCGCGTGCTTCGCCCCACAGCGTGCGCGCGAGCACGTCACGGTCTCTCTCAGTTACGGTCATAACTATTCTCCAGGCGAAAAAAATCCCGCTCGGCGGCGGGCTGAAATGTTGCTGTTCTCGAAAACCCAGCTATGGTTTTTGGCGAACCTTGTGTCGGCTTTTCCATGAATGCTGTGGCGAAACAGCCACGGCTGCCGATATAGCGTTTATTAATCTCTGGAGATCCCCGCTATGGAGAAGGCACGGCTGGATAAAACCCTTCTGCTGTTGAGCGACTGCACGGAAGGTCAGTTCTCGTTCGCTGAGCTTCAAAGCACTCTGGACTTCGAGGCAGCAAGGCGTCTGGCCAGCCTGCAGCTGGTCAATTGCTCGGTGGCATACCTCGACCAAGGCGGTTACCGATTCAGTTGGACGTCGAGCATTCCGTTCACAGCATCAGGCTTGGGTCTGATATCTGCTTTAAAAGCAAAGCGAACGCATGCGACTGCTTCGGTGGTCTCCACCCCCAAAGTTGCGAAGGCAAATTACCTGCGATACGGGCAGGGCTTTTAAAGGTTTGAAACATAGAAGTGAACGGCAGCATACAATCAACAAGTAAAGGACACTGAGGCAAGAAATGGCATTATGGAACTCAGCAGAAGAACTCGGAAAGTTTAATTCATACCTGCAAATGGGCCTTGTTATCTTCGGCATTCTAACCGGCCTAATCGGTGCATCGTCATTCATCGTATCGCAACGCAAAGACCTTTTAACCGGCCAAGAAGAAGCGAGCCTCAAAGCCAAGGTAGCCGACATTAGTAGTCGCACTACTAATATTAATGATTTACCCCAGCGGCACCTAACAGTTCAACAACAGGACATAATATTTAAAGCCTCCAAGGAATTTCCAGGCACAAAGCTGCTATCTATCCGCTTGAATTCGAAGGAAAGCCAGCAGTATGCCTACGAAATAGAGGCCGTACTGAAGCGCGCTAAATGGAATGTCGATCAGCTCCTAACGTCCTCTGGGCGGAATGTAGCCGAGCCAACGATAGGGTTACGGGAGGATATAAACTCCAGCCCCGCCTTCGAGGCTCTAAAGAAGTCATTCGAGGAGGCTGGGCTTCCATTCAAGGCCGGTACATTCACCGGCGGGAACGCAGAAACGAGTTTAGATGTTGGCATAGTGCCAGCGAACGCCTACCAGTCTCTTATAGATAAGATTAACTAAACTGCGTTGTTGGGCGGATAATCTTACTGTCCATTCGCACTCGCAAAGACGAGTACAGTTGCGACACCTAAGGCTTGGGCATCAAATCTCAGGAAGTCGACAATGCTTTGATGCTAGAAAACCGGCGTGGCTGGCCAATCTGGCCCCTCTGCTACCAAGTCCACCCGGTTCACAGCCACCCGGTACTGCTTCCACTTCTTCAGCATCGCTGTTTCGGATGCAGTGGCCTCCTCCAGGTCGGCAGCGTCCTGCAGCGGTGCGATGGCAAGGGTGGCGATGCTCAGTAGCCGATCACGCTCAGCGGTGTTGGCCGCCCTGATTTCATCAGGCGTCGCCCGGTAGGGCAACGGCGCGGCGAACTTCTTGCCGTTGTACGTCCAGCGCTGATCTGGTTGCGGATCGAGACCTGTAATTTCTACCAGTTCGGCCACGAACTCAGCCGGGAAGCGATCCTCAATAGGCACCTCTGACCCATCGTCCGCTGCAAATGGCGGAATGATTTCCCACACCTCGCCGTCAAGCACCCGGGCATAAACCTTCATCATGCATACTCCCAAACAATAACCAGCCCCAGACCGCCCGGGCCGCCAGCGAAACCACCGCCTGTGTTGCCCTGCGAAATAGCCCCGCCGCCGCCACCGCCGTATACGCCCGCGCCGCCTGGCGCCGAGCCAACCGCCTTGAACCCACCACCGCCGAAATGGCTCGGGCCGCCTGCCCCAGAAATGCCATTACCAGCAGTGAGGATTACGCCTGCACCCCCGCCCGCACCTGGACCGGTAGCGATGTTGCCAGCGCCTCCTACCGCGCCATTCGCGCCCGCTGCCTGAATTGGATAGGTGGCTGTCGCAGCCATGAACGAGCCGCCACCCCCACCACTGGCGCTCACCAGCGAGCCAAACGACGAACTGCCGCCATTGCCTCCTGAGCTCGGCGTCGCGTTACCGCCGGCGCCACCCGCTCCGAGATTCACCGCTACACCCGCAAAACCTGATGTGAGGCGTGCGGAGCTGTAACCGCCCGCCCCGCCGCCACCGGCAGCGCTACCGACGCTGCTTGCCGTGGCCGGAGCACCACCGCCCCCACCGCCGCCACCTTGAACCTCCACCACGACGAAGTTAGTGCCGATCGTGGGAACGTAGGTGCCGCCAGCCTGTGTGAACGCTTGCACACCGATGAGTCTTCCGCTCAGCGAGGTGCCTCCTGTGGCAGAGATAAGAACCCACGCATCGAAGGAGGCCGAATACATGACGGTGCAGTAACTGCCCGCCGTGATCTCACCACCGCGAAGCTGGTTCTGTCCCAGGCTGATGATGTTTCTTGTTGGAAGATTATTTGGCGCGAACGTCGCCGTGCCGGTGTTGGTGGTGTTCGCCTTGAAGCGCAGGGTCATGCCGTCAATCAAATTCACGACTTCGGGCACGAATGCGCCTTTGTAGGTATTCGCCCCGCCCGTGGTGCCGGCGTAGGAAAACGCAGCACCACGGATAGCCTGCACCAGCTGTGCCGGATCTGACTCGGCAGCAGCCAGGCCGCCATTGTTGATCACAGCCAGGATCTCGTCAGTGACGGCATTGCCCCAGATTGCGGGGATCAGCGAGCCTGGCGTTCCGGTCGCGGTGTTCTCGTCCACAAACTTACCGCCAACCAGCCCAACGTTGGGCACGCTCTTGGGATAATCCACGTGTTTATTTCCTCATGAGTAATTGATGTGCGGCACGGTGTGCGCCGGGGCGTAACGGCTGATCAGGCACTCGAGCGAGCTGCCGGCATTGGCGCCGAACCGTTCGCCCCAGAAGCTCGCACCAAACCGGCGGCCCAGCTGCAGCCTGCCCCCGGTGTTGAGCGTCCACATGAACTGGGCGCTCCAGGTTCCGAAGTGACTGACGCCAAACCGCGACCTGCCAAAGCGCGGCGCTCTGTACTGGGTGATGGTGGCGTTGGGGTAGCCCTGGGTTTTGGCGATGGCGATGAAATAAGACGCGCGCTGGCTGCCGACCGCGATGAGGCGTTGCTGCACCGCTTTTTGTCGGTCGGAAAATGAAGGCGTGAGCCCAAGGCATACATCGGGCAGATCCATGACCGCTTCCCAATCGGGGACAAGCTCGGTCACCAACGTGGGGTCCATCTCTGAATTCAGTGCAACGGCGCGCGCATCGACTCGCGCCATCTCCTGCGCCAGACCTGCCAGCACGATACCCAGCTCTGGGACACGCTCCATGTCCCAGGCCGGCCCTTGCGGCAGCAACGCATGCAACTGTGCCAAATACTGTTCGGCGGTCCTTACTGCCATGTGAAAGTCCCCACCGTCAGCAGCTCATTGGCGTTGGCTGGGACGTCGGCTGCAGGGCTTATCACCACGCTGTCGGTTTCGCCTTCGGCACCACTGACAGCCTCCCGGATGTGGCTGATCAACAGCTTGCTGCCCAACCCAGCCCGCCGCTTGTGCAGGTCCGCAAGTTCAGCAGCAACCGCCGCCCGGACAACACTTGTGTCGGGCGTAAGCTTGATCGTGTAGTTCACGGCCTTCAGGACCGGCGCCGAGGCGAAAACCTCAGCCGTGACAGGAGCCTTGCTTTCGAGGTAAGCCTGGACAGCGGCCACCTCGTTAGCGTCCGGAATGATCGTTGCGTCACCGTCGCGCACAAAGAAGACGCCGACAGAACCGGGGCCCAGATAGTTCTTAACCGTCCAGGCGCGCGTCACGCCCGCACATTCCAGCGCCCATGTGACGTAGTCATCGGCGTCACCGCCATGAGGTATTACCCGATAGCTGCGACTTACGCGACTGCGCAGCGATTCGACCGACTCCTGATCGCTGCCGCCGGTGAGACCCGGCGCCAGAACGGTAAACGTCTGATCGACGCCCACTACCGGCTGCACCAACGTCAGGACCAGCCCCGCCGCAGCGTTGCCCAGCGCCCCACCTTCCACCGCCTCAATCGAGGCAACGTTGAGACCGGCCGTCGTGGTGACCGAGGTTACGACGCGGTACTGCCGGCCGTCCGTGGCCTGCACCACGCGATCGGCGTCCAGCACCGCACCGGTAGCCGCCTGAAAACTTGCGGTGCCGCTGGAGCTTTTAGCGGCGATCCGCGGCGTCTCCAGCCGAAGCAGACTCTGCCGCTCGAGCATGGCTTCGTCCGCGGTGTCTGGCAGGATCTGCCGGGCGATCCAGTCGAGGTAGCCGTACAAGCCGTAAGCCGTACCGCTGATGGCACGGGCAAGTACTTGCGCGTCGGATTGGCGCAGTGCATCACTCGCGAGGTCCGCCGCGGTTCGGGTAATCAATGTCGGCAAGTTAGGAGTTTCAAACGGCATAGAGCACCTGCCAATCTTCGTGTGGGTAAATGTCGAGGCGTTCGCCGCTTGGCAGGGTAAGCACTACGCCCAGGTTCAACCTGGAGTGCCCCGCTCTCTGCGTCAGCACCTGCACGTCTGCAACGTGGCCGTCGTCGATCAGCCACTTCAGCGCCTCCTGGGCATACATCACCGCCGCACCGATGGTCTCGGTGGTGAGCTTGCGGCGGCGCAACAGCCAGAGCCGTGAGCCAATGCGGTCATTCGCCACCAGCGGATAGCTGTCACCCCACCAGCCGAATCGTTCATCGTCATCGGCGCGGTCCGAGGTGTTGGCTCGGCGCCAGGTGAACAGGCTGATCTCGACTGCACGGCGCAGGCTGATCTCGACGTCATCATTGATGATCACGCTCATGCACCACCTGCCGGAACCGGCGGTCCGCTCTGATCGCTGCCTTGCCGGACGCCGGTATGTGGGTGGTCGATCTGGCTGACGCCACCGGCGACCTGATCACCCTGGCTCACGATCTCGCCTGTCTGGGTGATGGTGGGGGTATTGAAATTGACGGCCGTGGCCGCGGTGATGTTGAGTGTGTCCGTCTGGATATCGATGGTCCGGCCGCGCTTAAGATGGATCTTGTCGCCTTCGTCGGTGTAGATCGCGACCTCACCTGCGGCCAAGGCCTGCAGCCGGTAGCGCCGATCAGCAACCACGATCACCACTCCGTGCGAACGGTCACCCCCCATGAATCCCGCAAGACCCTCAGCCCCCTCGTGCGGGCAACTGGTGAAACCGTAAGGTTCCAGATGCTCCATGCCGTCCTTTACTTCGCCGTGTGTCAGGCGCATCTGCAGGGTTTGCAGCTTGCCGGTGGACTTGGTCAGCGCCACCACCCCACGCGTCAGCATGTTCATTAGTCGGCTCATTTATCTTGATAATCCGCTGGTAGGAGGTATTCGACGCTGTCGCCCTTTTTCACCTTGCGGTGCTTGTGCGGATCGTCCGGTTCTTGCAGATACCCTTCGGGTGGCCCGACACGCAGTTGGCAGATAGTCCCCTGGTCATCGAGGCGGTATGTCACCTCCGCGATCAGCATGTCGCGGTCATAGCCAATGACCGGGTCGATCACCCTGACGATGGTGTTCGGTAACCAGAGCGCGCCGTTCGCCTGCCGCCAGCCCTGCACCTCGTAGGTCGTTTCCAGCGCCTTGCCCAGCGCGGTGCCCCGCTCCCAGTTCGCCCGGTCAGCGGCCATCTTGTCCGTGAGCTGCCCGCTTTCGTGGATCACCTTGACCCGCTTGCGCGTCATACGCGGATCGCTCACCGAGGCATTTACCTCCGTGGCGGTTTTAGCGAAATCCTCGTCGGTACCAGAGCGCTGACCGATGACGCGGTACTCGGAAAAGACCTGGGTGAAATCCAGAGCCGCATCAGCCTTGAGCACGTTGCCGCCCAACCGCAGCGACTCAGAACAGCGGCCCGCGCTCCCCACTTCGGCCAGCACCACGTGCCCCTGCGCGTTGTCGGTACTGAACACCCGGAACAGGGTCAGCAAGCGGTCAATGGACTCGAAGGCGGTTTCGCCCGGCTCGATGGTGTGGTCGGTCAGGCCGCTGGTGGCCGCTATTTCGCTTTTCACGGTCAGCCCGTAGGTGCCCGCGATCGCCTGGACGATCTTCTGCACGCTCTGGCCCTTCCATTGGCCGGGCTGATTGATCGCACCACAGTCGATCAGGTCAGCGGTGAGCGACCGGCCAGTGATGGAGGTGGTGACCTTTTCGTGGTCGTAGCTGATGGGTGTGGCGTCCACCCATGCAGTGATCACTAGGTCACCCCCGATGCGCACCTCGCAGCGCGCACCTTGCTTGACTGGCCGGAGGATATTTTGGCCCGGCCACTTCCAGGTGATGCCGATGCTGAAGCTGCGAGCCTGGCGTTCAAGGCCGGTACTGATTTCAACCGAGGTCCAGCCGGAATAATCCAGTCCGTCGACGGTCAGGGTCACGGCCGTCGTCGGATCGGACATGCGCTGTTACTCCCTGGCGACTTGCAAAGGTGCGGCCGGCACGAAACCGGGATGGTTGATTTTGTTGCGCTGGACAATTTCGCCTTCGCGAGTGGCGTCGCCGAATCGGCGGTAAGCCAGCACCACCGCGGGCACGGTTTCCAGCGGGGTCACGCTGACCAGCTGGACCCCTGACGCGGCCACGGCCGTGAGGTGGCGCACCACCTGCTGGCGAGCCGCATTGATTGTCGGGTAATAGGCGGCGTCCGCCTTGAGCGAGGCCTGCCAGAACGCCTGATCGAGAGAGTCCCGAGCCGCAATCACATCCTGAGCAACGGGCACCTCGGCGCGAACGACAGGATCGATCAGCTGCTGATCAACAGATGGCGTGCTTTCCAGCGCCGTGGCTGCGGCGTTAACAGGCATCTGCGCCACAGTGGCTGTGGCTTGAACAAGCACCGCATCCTGCACCAGGTTCGCCAGCGCCTGAGCGGCGGCCGTAGTATCGGCACCGCTGGACACCGGCACGGCGTCTATCGACGCAGCGTCTTCGGCTTGGCTGGATACAGTGGCCACTGCGTTGCTGTAGCTGTCGAACGTGGCCGCGCCAGCGCTGGTCGGGCTGGTCGGGCTGCTCACCGTAGCTGAGCCCGCCGAACTGCCCGCATTGCCAGCACTGCCGCCACTGCCGCCGCTGCCGCCATCAGGTTTGAAAGCTGAGCTCGCACCCTTCGGGGTCGACAATCCCAGATCGCTGAAGTACCCGCTGAACAGGCTGGATAACGAACCGGGGGTGTTGGTCAGCATTTGGGCCAACGAACGCACCGAACCAATGGCACCGCTCAAGGGGGAGAACTGTCCCGTCAGAACACCGAACACGCCGGTCAGCCCGTTCTGCAGGCCGATCAGATTGATTCGCGCAGTGTCCACCTTGGCCATGGCCGACTTGTATCGATCAAGCGCACTGCTCCAATAACTGGCCGAGGTCTGCGCCGTCATCCGCGCGGTGTTGCTCCGCACCGAGGGATTCGCCTGCGCGTTGCCGGGGTAGAACGTCAACTCGAAAGTGACCATCCCCCCTTCTCGCCGGCTGTGCGCCATTTCTGCCGCGCCAGGCACCACCAGCATCTGCCCGAGCCAAGGATGCACCAACGTACCCTCGCCTTCGGTTTCCAGCGCCTTGAGCAGCTTGTCGCGCTGCTCAAAGCAGTCGGGCCCAATGACATAGGCTTTGACCCGATGAACCCGGGCCACCTTGCCCATCTGCTCGGTGTAGGCCTCGTCGCGCTTGGGGTACTCGTGCAGCTGGACCTTTCGGCCCACCGGGGTCGAAGCGTCCTCGATGAGGAAGGTCACGTCCCGGAAAGAGGCCGGCAGTAACTGCTCGCGCCAAGTGTCAGCCATCTACTGCGCTCCTGATAGAGATCGATAACCGACGTTGGTGCTGACCTTCAGACCCGGCTGATCGGTCTTCGCTGGTTGAGGGCGTACGCCGCGAGTGTCGCCTTCCAGCCGGATGACCAACTCGCCGTTGAGTTGCGACTTATTTGAAGCTCCGGTGAGAAGATTGCCAGGTGCAGGCAGAACAGCCCCGGGCAAAAGCGGTGTCGGCGTGCTAAGGCTTGGGGCACCAACCGCCGCGACAGGCTCGGCCTGTTTGTTGATGCCGGCCGCGAATCGTCTTAACCCCTGTGTGCCGTCGTTGATCACGCCGGCGCCCAAAGAAGTCGGATCACTTTTCGAGAAAAAGTTGCTCACTTCACCGGCCTTGCCTTTGACCCAGTCGGAAGCGGCACCCGCTTTGTCGCCAGCCCAGTTTCCAGCGTCCATCAACGGCTGGACAAACGGCCGGATCTTCTCGAACAAGCCTTTGAAGTACGCCACCAGCGGATCCCAGGCGGCAGTAACGACCTGCACCGGGTCGAATCCGATCTGCTCCTTGATCCAACTCCACGCCGCCGACATCGTGTCTTTGATTCCAGTCCAGGCCGCTGCTGTCACAGCGCGAATCACATCCCATAGCGCACTGAAGAACTCGGAAAGCGGTTGCCAGTTGCGGGCCACGACAGTCATGGGTGCCCAGTTAAAAGCGGACTTCATGAAATCCCAGACCGAGACAGCGGCAGCTTTGATGACGCCCCAGAGAGCGCTCAGAAATCCGCTGATGGGTTCCCAGTTAGCCACGATCTGCCCAACTGGCGACCACTTAAACGCCTCCTTCATCCACCCCCAAACGGCCATGGCCGGGCCCTTGATGCTGTCCCACAACTGCTCGAAGAAAGGAGCCAGGGTGTCCCAGTTTGCGACGATCAAGCCTACGGCGGCGGCGATGGCCACAGCAGCAATCCCGATGGGTGTGGCGGCGAACGCCAGCGTCAACAGACGCGTGGCAACCATCGCGGCCAAAGCACCGACTCGGATTGCCGTAAACGCTGCGCCCGCCGCAGCCAAGCCTCTGACGAGCATCGGGTTGGCCTGAATCAAGTCCCCCACCTGGCTGATAAATGGCCGAAGCTTTTCGACCACCGCATTGAGCACAGGCAAAAAGGCGTTACCGAGCGCGATGCCGGCTCGACTCACGGCGTTGCGCATGAGCGTGAGGTTGTTTTCAGTCGTGGCGGCTCGCGAGGCGTACTCGGCCTCCATTGATCCAGCATATTTCGATGCGTCACCTGTCTTCTTCAGGTTGCTCTCAAGCAACCCGAGATTGGTCAGTAGCGGCGCAATGGCGCCAACGGACTCAGTCCCGAAGAGATTGGTCAGTAGCGCCGGCCGCTTGACCGCATCCACCGCTGCGATGCGTTTCAGGACACTGACCATGGTGCCCTGCGCATCTTTCTGCATCCCCGCCGCTACCGCTTTGGAATCCAGCCGCAACGACTTGAAGGCATTGGCCTGGCTCTTTGAAGCAGCGCTGCCTTTGGTAAGGGACAACATGAAATTCTTGATGCCGGTAGCGGCGACTTCCTGTTCGACGCCTACGCCTGCCATCGTCGCACCCATGGCTGCGATCTGGCCGGAAGCCACGCCCGCAACTTCCCCCAAAGGCCCGACGCGAGTGACGATGTCGGAGATCTGCTTGGTGTTGGCAGGGCCGGTGTTGCCGAGATAGTTAATCTTGTCAGCCAGACCCACCACCTCGGCTTGAGTCATTTTGAAAGAGGTTCGCCACTTCGCCATCATGTCGCCGCTTTCCTCGGCGGTCTGATCGAAGGCAATGCCCATCTTGACCGCATCCTGAGCGAACCCCAGCAGCTCGCCGCGACCGATGCCGGACTGCCCGCCCGCGGCGACAATCTTGGCGATGTCATTGGCGGCCATTGGCAGGCGCTCCGACATCTTGGTGATGTCTTCGCCCATTGCCTTGAACTGATCAGGCGTGTCGAAATTGACGACCTTGCGCACGTCCGCCATGGCCGACTCAAACTGAATCGCCGCGCGGGTGCCCATGACGAAAGGCGCCGCGAGCGCACCGCCTGTGACCACGTCTCGGAAGCTAATATTGCCCAGGCCGGTGTTTTGCAATCCTTTACGAAAGCCTGCCACGTTTTTGCGGATCCCGGCCAAGGTCGGCGACAGCTTGTCGACGCCGGTGATCAGCGCCTTGAGCTGAAATTGATCTGCCATCAGTCCACCTGCAGCGTGCGGTTGATCCGCTGGGCCTGCGCCAGCGATTCAAGAAAAAGATCCAGCGGCCTGGCCATCATTTGTTCAGGATCAACCTTCCAGAAGTAGGCCAGGTCGTAGACCAAGGCAATCAGGTCGTCGAGACTTTCGACGCCGGGCTCATGAAAAAACCCGCCACCATCCACGCCAGCGAATTGAGGTCTGCCAGGTCCAGTTGGTTGACTGCCGACGGCGGGATTGCTGCGCATACGGCGATGTACTTGGCGGCAACGTCCAGATCCAGGCAAACCGCTTCGTCCGCGTCGATCTTGTACGGCAAGGCCTTGATCGCCCGGGCTTCCTGCGACGTCGGACGGCGCATGTCCAAAGCTGTCAGTTCTTCACCGTGCGCCTGAATGGGGAAACTGAGTTTGAAAGATTCGCTCACAGCCATACCCCTTTGATGCCGTCGAACTGCATTTCAATAGTGCCCTCTTCGCCGTTCGAGCTGGGCTGATCGACTAGGTAGGCGCCGGAAAGCGTGTAGACCTTGCCGTTCTTCAGCTCGGCGGTGATGGTCATGTTCGTGCCCTCGGTCAATGCCTTGAGCGGGAAGTTTGGGGTGTGCACCGCAGAAAATTTGAGCCAGGGGGCCTTGTCTTCTTCCTTGTAGTAACCGGGCACGATCGTCTCCCGGGTCTTGTCCATCAGCGGAGCTTCCACGCCGCCTTTGAGGGTCAACTGCGTGCCGTCGATCTTGACGTAGCACGTACCTGCAACTTTCTGCCCCATGGGTGGGCCTCCAAATGAAAAAGCCCGCACATGGCGGGCCTGGATGATGGGACAGCGTTATGCCGCGTCAGCGGCGTACTGCTGCCGGAACTGGTTCAGGAGCGCGAAGATGCGCAGCCCGTTCACATAGTCCGGCGGATACAGCACGTTGACGCGGGTCGGGGTGTTGGGGTCGCGCTCGACAATCAAGTACTGCGCGAACAGCGCGGCGTTCTCGACATGGCCGTCGCGCTCCAGATTGCCGTACTCGCTGATCAACTCACCCTTGATCACGTTCGGGGTAACAATAGGCTGGCCATCGCCGAACTGGGTGCCGTCGTTCGCCAGCTTGTGCCGCCCGTACTTGCTGGTGATGATGCTTTTGAGGCGGCGCACGATGTACGCGCTCTGATGCATCGTTTCACTGTCCAGATACGAGTCGTCAGCTTGACCGTAGGCGTTCTTCTGGTAGGTGGTGATCGCGCGCTGAATGCGCATGTAGCCGCCTTCGTAAAACAAGGTGGCAATGCCGTATTGCAGCAGCGAGTTGAACTCGGTCAGCGTGAAGCGAGTGCCTTCAGCTGCCGGGTCAATCCCGACCAAGGCGCCGGTTTGCGTTGGGCGGCTGGCATCGGCGGAAATGAACACCGCCTGACGCGCGGCGGCAGCAGCGGCCACCCGCCAGAACGGCTGCGGGACACCGGTTTCGAAGCCAAAGATGGTGGCGTGCTGGTCGTTGCGCAACTGCCCAGCGGCGACCAGAGAACCCAGCGTGCCGCGCAGTGCACCGTAAACATGGCCGTAGAGCTGCTTGGCCCACGACCAGCGGCCGCTCGCATCGCCCATCGCCACTTTCCAGGCATCGAGGGTGGTGGTGTCCGCCCAAGGGACGCAGATGAATTCGAATGGCGAATCACCCAACGCCGCAAGCGCGGCAGTGGCATCAGGCGCACCCGCGCCAGCGGCCATAGCGGCAACCACCGCGGTGAGCCCGGCGGGGGTGAATTCTCCGTTGCTCTTGCCCAGGCGGTTCAGCACCAGGCTGATGTCATTACCCGAATCACCCAGCCACTTGGCGGTGAGCGTTACGACGCCGGCGGCGGCCACTGCGCTGACCGGAAGGTCGGCCGTGGCGTTGATCTTGGTCGCCAACGCGGAAGCCGCGACAGCAGCGGCCGCGCCAGACGCCACGGTTGCCTGGATGCGAACACCGCCCACATATAGATTGATCAGACCAGTCTCTGTCGCGGTGCCGGTCAGTGTGACCTTGCCCGAGGCGGCGGCACCGGTTGTAGGCTTGACTGGCAGGCACCAGATCTCGCCGACAGGATCGTTCTTGCGCCACGTGTCATACATTGCCGCCAGCATCGAGCCTTGCCCGCCGATGGTCTTGGCCTGTGCCAAGCTGGATACCAGCACCAGCTTGCCGATCTCCTCGGCGGTTGACGTGTCGTTGACCTGCCCGACAATCAGCCGGCGCAAGGCGCTGGACGCGCTGTTTGCCATGGAATTATCCATCTCGGCATAGAACAGCGGCACGCGGACGTCCGCGGGGATCTGTTGAAATCCTACGCTCATTTGGTCGCGACCTCTTTGGCGGGCGGGTTAGGAATCACGACGTCGCCATCAGCAAGACGGCGGCGCCAGTAAGCGTCATCAGGCACTTCGCGACCCTCAGGCAGCAGCAGTTCCCCGGTCTCTGGATCGGGCACCGCGCGCCCCTTGGCCGGCACCACAGTGATGCGGTTCATGGCAGTTCCTCTTTGAGTTGAAATTCAATGCGCCCATCCGGGCCGGGGTACTTCAGGTTGCGGTCTGCGGGATCGATGCAGTCCACGTTGATGTCCATGCCTTCCAGCCTGGGCAGGCCGTCGAGTTCCAGCTCATGCCAGGTTTCGGCAGGTTCCGTTTCAGCGTTGCGGCCCAACTGGAAGGCGGTGACGAACGAATAGCGGTAGATCACCAGCGCGCGGTCTATCTGCACCAGGTCGCCACAGTCGTAGGTGATCGGCTCGTATTCAGCGCCCGGCTTCCAGCCCACCAACGCACGCCACAGCTCCGCGCGGATGTCGTGCAGCACATCCACCGCGAGTTGTCCGCGTTGGTCCTTGGCGTCCAGGATGACCACCACGTCAAATGCGTCCGTAATGTTTTGCCGGATGCCGTTCTGCAGGTCGTTGTCCGTGGCGTCATCACCGGTCGCGATGACGAACGCACCAGGCCGGTCAACCTGCTGACTGGCCTTCACCGCGTCGAAGTCAATGCCGCCCGCCACGCGCCCACCGAACAGCGGGCAGCGCTGCCGCAGGTGCAGCACCACAGGAGTGATTTTCATTGGTTGTCTCGTTGATCAGCGCAGAGCGGCGGCAAAGGCCTGCTTGAGGATCGAGCGCACGGCATCCTTGCTGTTGTTAAGCGCGTCGACCATGTAGTTCTCGCGCGGCTCGATACGCCACGCCCCGGTCGCTTCCTGCTTTTTATGGGACTTGCCACGTTTGGCACTGCGGCGCACGCCGTACCAGAGATAAGCTGGGTAGAAGTCCTTCATGTCGGCGGTCTTCTGCGGTTCGATCTTCACCAGGAAGCCGGCACGGCTGACCCGGTATGTGATCGAACGGCGCAGCCTGCCCTTGCGCATGCCGGGGTACTGGCCTTTTCCTGACACTGCTCGCTTGCTGACCAGCTTTCGGCCCTCGGCGCGCACCAGCACGCCGGCCTTACGCATGCCCTTGCGGATTTCCTTCTTGTCGAAGTCGAGCTTGCCGTAGCTGTCGAATCCGCCGAAGTGCAAATAAGCCGCTGGTCTAGCCATACAAACCACCTCCTATCTGCTCCATGCCGAGTTCCTCGACCTCCAACACAGTGAATTTGTGACCACCGTTCATGTCGGTCGCGCGCTGGACGCGGTAGACGATAGTGCCGTGTAGCACTTCGAAATCGGTTGGCAGAACACCGAGATACCGCAGCGTTATGCGGTGGGTGATTTTGGCAGCCGCCTGGATGCTGCCGCTGTAAACAGCAGTTCCGACCGGCTGTATTTGCGCCCAGCGCTTCCTTTCATCCGTGAACAGCGAATCAAGCCCGCCATCAATAGCAGGCATATCCGATCGGCGACGCAACGTTACGCGCCGGTTTAAATCCCCTGCACCCGGTTCCTTCATCGCCATCAGAATTTCTTCCTGTACCAAAGCAAGCGCTCAACGCCCAACGGCACTGTGCTGACAGACTGTCCCGATACGGCCTCACGATTGGTGTACCAGTGGGCAACCAGGAGCAGGACCGCATGCATGACATCTTTAGTCAGAGCCATCTCGTTCGGAAGCACGGGGTTGATTTCCACCAGGCGGCGGTCGCAGTGCTGCTGGACGTGCTCAAGGGCAGCTTCGAGATAACCCTGAATAAGCAAATCTTCCTCATCGTGGTCGACGCGAAGATGCAGCTTAACCAGGGATAGATCGATCATTACGGCTTCTCTTTCAGCGCTTTCAGTCGCGCAGCTTCAGCTTCGTCGGCGGCGGTTTTTTCTGCGGCGGCCTGCTCGGCTGCGGCTTTATCAGCTTCTGTCTTTTCAGCAGCGGCTTTCTCGGCTGCGACTTTTTTCTCGGCCGCATTCGCCTGCTTGTTTTCCTTAGGAACCGCGCCGTCATTCACTGCCACGGCGAGGCCTTTGCCGATCAGCACATGCGCGTACTCATCCTCGACGCTTTCAAGCGTAACGCCGGCGCGAACTTGATCGCTCGCAGTACCCAGCTTGGCCGCGTTGCCCTCAAAGCCCCACAGAGTTCGAATTTTCATGATTCACCTGAGCAAAAAAGGGCCCCTTAGGGCCCCTGTGACTGGACGGAGTTACTGAGTGACCGCGAAGCGGCCTTTGACGAACGCGTAAGGACGGCGAACCGCCAGACCCAGACGCTCCTCGACCAGCAGCACTCGTTGGTTCTTGACGAAGTCGTCGTTGATCCAGCCCACTTTCACCGTGAAGGCCATGCGGTCGTACAGGCGCGCGCCCTGAGCGAACGAGCCAACCAGGAACTCACCACCAGTTGCGGCAGTACCGCCGGCGGCCGGCGTGCCTTCGTCCATGCTGTCGGACACCACCACTGGGCGGCCCCAGAGAACCGGAGTGATCATGCCCTGCAGGTTGGCGAACAAGTAACGATTGTCCGCATCCTTGAGAAGCTCGATGTTCATCCAGTCCAGGTCGGTCATCACCACGGCATCGGCCGGCCGTTTGGACTGCTTGCGAACCTGGTAGATCGCACGTCGCACGGTGTCGATGGCGGTGTCACCGGTCATGCCGAGGGCTGCGGCAAACGCCGTGGCCTGAGTCATGATGCCGTTGAGGTTATTGCCCGTGCCGTCGCCCTTTAGGATCTGACCCTCTTCCTTGAGCTTCAGGTCGTAGCGCAACAGCTCCTGGATGTAGCTGTAGAGCTGCGGGATGTCGTCGAGCGCTTCATCAGTGACAGGCATCCACACCGCGATCTTGCGGACGTTGTCGGTCTTTTGCTCGAAGGTCACATCGCTGGAAGGCTTGAGGGTCCCCTCAGCCACCATGCCAGCACCACGGGTATGCAACTTCTCGAGGAAGTAGCCGTAGGCCGGACCGTCAACCGGAGTGGTCGGGATCAGATCGCGAATCACCAGGTCTTGGCGAGGGCGGTCCTGAATCACAGGGTCCCATTGAGTTGGGACCAGGCCGGCACTGGTCAGCTTGGTTTCGGACATGGAGGCCATGTCGGATTTGGTGATTTCGATCTCGGCCTGGTTCTGGTTTTTCTGCTGCAGCGCTTTGTACGCGTCGTTGCCCTTCACCAGGTCGATGAAGCTTTTCTTTTCGCCAGCCTGGCCGCGCAGCTGGAGGCCCTTTTCTTCGAGCTTTTGCACTTGCTCGATGATGCGCTCGATCTCGCCTTTCTGGTTTTCGATCTTGGACTTCATTTCCAGCGTCACGGTGTTGCCTTTCTGCAACTCGTCAGCAACGTGGTCGTATTTTTGCTGCAGGCCCTGGAAGCCGTCTTTCAGTTGTTTGTCCAGGGAATCGCGCAGCTCTTTCACTTCGCTCATTGCGATGCTCCAAAATGGTGGGTGAACAGTTGAGAAATGTCTTTCAGCTCATCCACGATCACCGTGGCCGCCGCACCACCATCACGGTGTACAGCGGAGTAGCCGAGCGAAGCGACCGCAGCCGCCTCCTTTTGCGAAAGCCCCATGCGATCGCGCAGGGCCTTTTCAAAAACTCTGATGTCCGACTTCACGTCGGTAACCTGCGCTTCAGGGTTCATGCCGAACGGAACAAGGGACGCCTCCCACAGTTCGGCCTGTTTGATAATTCGGATGCTGCGCCCCTCGCGCTCCTCGTAGGCCGCCAGCAGGGTGTTGAAGCCGATGGACATGCTGTCGAGCGTGCCCTCTTTCATCAGCTCGTACGCATCGCGCGCATAGCTCACAGCCAGATTCACCTTGCCCTTGATGTAGAGGCCGTGCGCATCCTGGCTGTAGTCCGCTGAGCCAATCAGGCGTGTCAGGTCATGAAACAGCGCTAGCTTCAGACGGCCTGCGCGGGTTGTCTTCACCTTCGTAAAGGCTCCCGGCATGATCACGTCGTCGCCCAGGTCGACGTTGTTGAACACCGCGGCGTAGCCTTCGAAGTTGCCCGCGTCGTCTACGGCCTTGACCTCGAATGGCACTTCAATTTTTGTCAGCATTGCCTTGCATCTCCCACCGAGTGACCCGGTCGTATTCTTCTCCCGCCAGCGGCGGCTGGTTTTCCTTCTCACGGACTTCGTTTGTGCTCATCCACCCAGAGCCGCCAGATCCGCCCAGCGCAGCCCGGTAGTAGGCCGCCCGCGCAGTGCTATCGGCGCGCAACAAACCCTCGACGACAAACTCGACGAATCGGTCTGTGTCGCCAAAAAGCTTGTCGTTGTATTCGTCTTCGATGGCGTCGAGGTAGGGCTTCAGGCCGAACGTCACGAACCCGCTGGTTTGCTGTTCCAGGTTCGAGCCCATGATCGAGGTCTTGCTGGCCCGGTTGGCCAGATACAGAGGCACGCCCCAGACGCCCGCTAAAGCCTCTTCCTGGAACTGTTGGGATTCGATGAACTGGCTATCTTTCTGGCTCAGCCCAGCGGGCACAATCTTCGGCCCGCCCTGCAAGATCGCCATCTTGCCGATGTCATCCGTGTCGGCCTTGCGGACATCGGGGAAGCGGGACATGACCTGCTCTTGCTGGGCGTCGGTCAGGAACCCATCGTAGATAACGTAACCACCGGCGAACCCGCCTTTGCGCATGAAGCGCGCCGACCAGTCATGAGCCGCTTTCGCAAGTCCCAACGTCTCAGCCTGATGCTCGATAGGCGACATCCCGTTGATGCCGTCAGTGCTGAACAGCTTGAAGTGCAGCATGTTCTGCGGCGATACAGGTGCTCTGTCGCCGTCGATGGTGACGTAGTAGATGAGCTGGGAATCAAGCGTATCGACCACCACGTTATCGGGCGATACGAGTGTGGAGCCTATGTGCTCGCCACTGTCCGAGCGCTCGATAATCGCGTAAGCGTTCCCGCGCAACGCCATGTTCACGACAACCGCTTTCAAAAAGTTGAGGCGGGTCATGAACGGATTTGGCTTGCGCATGATGCGGCTGGCTCGGTCCCTGTAAGGAACCAATTGCCGCTTGCCGTCTTTGTCGTCGTAAAGCTTGAGGGGCAGCCCGGCGACGGACTCGCTCAGAATTTTCACACATGCCCAAACGATGCTGATGGTCATCGCTTTGGTCGGTGTGACTCTGACCCCGGACTTTGTCGCCTTGCCACCGACAGCCATATCGACTTCGACATAGTCGCCAGTGGCCGGATCTTCATAGCCGAACATCCGCCAGCTCAGCGGGTTGTACCAACGGAATCCCATATTCAGCCTATAAGTCCAAAGAACCCTTTCTGCAGGTAGTTATCCATTCCGCCCTTGGCCTCTGGATTGAGGGCCATCAGCGACACGGCGTTGAACATCGCCATCAGGGGGTCAATTTTTGCGGAGCCGCTTGCCTGCTTTGTGATCAGGATCGCGTTGCCTCTGGGCTCGACCCGCGCGTTACCGCAGCACCAGGCCATCATTGGCTGACCGCCATGAAGCAACCCGCCCTCGGCGAGCTTTCGCTCTGCCGTCTTGATCGCGCCGCCGAGTCGCCAGCCCTGAGAGATACCTTCGATTTTCTCCCTGGGGATTCCCGCCGACTCAAGCGCATCCAGGATCGCGCCGACACCTGCCGGGTCGAGCCCCGCCTTGTCGAGCAAGCCGGCCTGTTCAACCTGGGCCGCAAGCCCGGCCACCTCTTCGACGTCATCACCTATTCGGGTGACCAGTGTCAGGTGCCCGTCTTTTGCGAAATCCTTGAACCGCGGCGCTTCGCCCTTGCGGCGTTCAAGCACTGAGGGGTGGGCCCAAGCGTGCGTCCATAGAAGCCAACGCCGCGTGCCCGTCTCCCGGCCCAGCGCTGCAAAGCCCAACAAGTCGTCAAGGCCTCCGCCGTCGATGCCGATGTCGATAACCTCACAGCGGTCAATCAGGTCCTGAAGCGTCCGGCACTCGCTTGATGCCTGCACCTCCCAAAAGTCAGTGCCCGCCCAGCGATCCGAGAGCAGCGATAAGCCGATCTCGACGTTCAAGTGCTTGGCTAGAAAACCGCGAAATGATTCTTCGCCATCGATCTGAGCTTGAGTAAATCCGCGCTCAATGAACGGCTCATCAACTGACAGACCCAGATTGGGGTTGGTGATGTAAGCGTTGGCGACCTCGCGGTGGCCGCCAGCGTCGAGCATTGCTTTGGGAAATTCGTACAGCACCGGCAAGAACGACTTGTCCACAATCAGACCATCGCGCACCTGGCGCGCGTACAGCAGCTTCTGCCTGAACACGCCCGCCGGGGGCGCATCGGACTGGGTCGTAGCCCAGATGATGAAACCCTCGGGCCTGGAAGCCAGGCCACCGGTGGCTTCGCGCAACATGGCCTCGGCATTGGCTCGTTTGCCAAACACCCAGAGTTCGTCGATGAATACGCCGATGGCTTTTTTGCCGGAGACCGTTTCGCTGTCCGCTGCCACAACTTTCAGCGTGGCGCCAGTCTCCATATGAGTCACGGTGCGCAGGTGATCCTGCACCTTGAGCAGTGCCGAAAGCTCCTCGTCCGCCTTGACCATGTCCCGTATCGGGAGGTAGGAGTTATCTGCGATCTCCTTGGTAGGCGCCAAGATGATGAACTCACCGGACATGCGCCAGTTCATCACCAGGGCCGTCAACATGATCCCTGCGGCGATTGTCGATTTGCCGTTCTTCTTGCTGATCAGCAACATGAATTCGCTGACCATCCGACGCCCAGTGTCTGGGTTGTATGCGCCGAAGATCGCAGCTACGAAGTCATTCACCCAGGAACGCACCGTCTCGCACATCAACGGGCTGCCTGTGGCGTCCACCATGCGTAGGGCGCCGAAGACTTCCAACGCCTCGGCGGCTTGATCAGGAAACAATGGCGCGAACGGAATGAGACTTTCGCGGGCAACAATCCGGCGCTCCCAGTCGGGACACGCCGTTGACCACGCCATCATTTAACAGACTGCAATGGGCCCTTGCGGGTACCGAACCGGCCCGCCGCAACCTGGGCAGCTTTGTCTTTGGCCAACTCTTTCTTGCCGCTCTCTCCCTTGCGGGCATGCACGAACGGCATCAGCGCCTTCGCGGCGTCCACCCGCAGCTTTGCTTCCGAATCAAAATCGTTCATCACGGCCAGAAGGAAGTCTTTCGGATCCGCGTGCATCAGCGCGCGAGCCAAATCGAAGCCGTTGGGCTTCACAGTTTCTGTCGCGACATCGTCAGGGTTGACCGGCAGTGGAGCTTTAACACCTTTAACATCGGTGTTAATGGGATGCAGGGCGTTGAGCTTGTGCAGCTCGGCGATGACATCGGGATCTTTCGCAAGCCTGCAACCCGCCGCAGAAGCCGTCTTTGCTGGGCATCCGGCTGCGATGGCTGCGTTTTTTTTGGACGCACCTTCCCTCACCGCAGCGATGAACGCGCGTTTTTTGGGTGTTAAAGCCATTAACAAAAAATCCTGAGCGGAAAAAAATCTGTGAATGCGGGGTGGGCGGTGTCCGCAGGCCTGGAAACCCTATTAATCGACCCCCCGGCACCAGAACGGTGCAAGGCCGACGAAAGGTCGGGGCAGTGGCGTGCCACACAGGGCCACTGACGTGCTTCAGCTTATTCGCGACCTGCCAGCGACTCGGCGGAAGTCTTCAGCTTGTGGCAGGGGACACAGAGGGTTTGCAGGTTGTCATCGTCGTCTGAGCCGCCCTGCGCCTTGTTGATGATGTGGTCAACCTCAAGCTCTGGCGTTACGCGACCGCAGGACTGGCAGGTGTAGAGGTCACGGTGCAGGATCTGCTCGCGCTTCCGGCGCCAAGCTCGGCCGCCTCGACCCGAGCCCCAACCTTCACCAGTGTGCGCGGCAGGTTTGCTGCTCAGCCTGCCGGTATCCATCGTCTGAATACGCGGCTTGAGGGTTGTAAGCTTCGGCACTGCTGCTCTCCTGTACCGGTCAAGTCCGGGGTCTACTTGCTCTGACTGCGAACGATCTGCGCGTCGACTTGGTCAGCGCACGTGTCGAGCAGCTTGATGGCCTGGTCCTTCAGTTCCCAAACGTCGCCGTTGTCACGCAGATCGGTTTCGTCTGCGTTGACCCGCTCGCAGGGGATCAGCTCAGGGGCTTCCAGCCTTATTGCCGTGGTCTTTGTCACCACTTGCGGCTTTGCCGCGCAGGCCGTCAGGCAAAGGCTGAGCAGCCCAATCACGAACAGGTTTGCTGTTGCGCTTGAGGTCATCGAAATCCTTCTTGGCCTTTTTGGCCTTGTCTTCGCTGGCTTTGATTCGCTTGCTCAGGTCGGCGGTGTAATCGGCGTTCCGCTTCGCTTCGGCGCGCAGCGTAGTGATCGTGGCCTGGCTTTCATTGTTGGCATCGACGGCTTCCTGCTTGGCCTTCGCCTCGACAGTGACGGCGCCCTGCAACGTGACCACGCGGATCTGCTGGATGGCGATTAGCAGACCCATCACGATGGCAATGACGATGGCGACTGCAATGGTTCGCAATGTGGAGCCAACCTTGGCAACTGCGACGACGGGTTCGAGGCTCATAGTGAGTCCGCCTTGCGTCCGAGGAACCGGATGATCAGTTCGCGTATGGCGGTTACGCCGATGAACCCGATCGTTCCGCCCGCAGCGACTGACAGGCTCGACGGCCAGGCCATCCATTCAATGACACTGCTGGCTGAAAGGCTCAGCGCACCGCAGATCATCGCCTCGAGCACGACGCGCCACTTGTTGGCTTCTTTTCCTTCGTACAGCACGCGCAATAGTGAAATGGTTGCGGCCATGATCGCTCCTTGCCAGAGCGGATTCGACAGGACGAGCCAGACCTGCGCCCAGAAGTCAGGTGATTTTTCAGGCATGTTCGTCGTAGTCCGACATCCGCCCTTTCGGGATCGGGGAATGAGTCAGCCCCGCAGCACTCCCAGCTTGGAGCGATGGGTGTGGCGGGGCTGAAAAACGAAAAAGCCCCGGCGAATGCCGAGGCCTATATTTACAAAAAACAGAATAAAGCTAGATTTCTTAGCCCCTGTTGGCATCGATGAAATCGTGCCCCTTCCAGGTAAGCTGGACCCCGGGATCCATGTTCTGCGTCAACTTCACAGGTTTCAAATACCCCTCATCCAAACAGAGGGAAAGCGCATAATCAACGTCCTCAACCTGGGCATATTGCCCAGCCTGAGTGCCCAGAAACGCGGCGAGCAAAGACTTGTTTTTGATGCCGGTGTTGGCAGCTTCGCTTTCTACCACTTGAAGCAAGCCCTGGATGATATTCAAACGCCTTTTCACAAACTGTTTCTCCTCGTAAGCGCTAAATGCGCAACTCAGATTACCAAGAGAATGAAAATATAGAGAGGTCCGCAGATGCAAGAAAGCCCGACGCGGTGGCCGGGCTTTGAGTGCGTGTCGCGCTGAATCAGCTAAACACCGTGCCATGAAAACAGGTGTTTATCGGGCCTGAAAGAACTTTTTACGCTTCTGCCCAAATATCTCCCAAAGCACCGTCAATCCACGCCACTCCCTGACGGATCACCTCGCGCGCGGATCGCTCCGACATCTTGTGATGCTCAGCAATCCGGACCATCGTCCATTTGGACCCAAAGTACCACCAGATGAAATCACCCATCTGCTGGTTACGCGCGATCAGCCTGGCGATAGTGGAATCCACCAGCATTGCCGTTTCATCGGTAATTACATAAGTCGTTTCACTCGGCTCTGGGCAGCACTGATTCATCAGAGCCGCCAGCGGGGAAACGTAGCGCGGAACTCCCATGCCGGACATCCGCCAGGAGCCCCAGTTTTCCAGCAGGTACTCGGTATCGCCCAGCGGCTTGTCTGTGTACGTTCGCTTCTTCATGCCGCTTTCCTCGGGCCGGGAGTGGTTTCAAGGCCAAGCAGATCCCGAAGCATCTTGTCGGCGTGTTTGTTTTTCGCGTTACCTTCGATCACCCAGGCTTTTGCATAAGCCTCGAAGCCGATCTGACCGGGCGTACCGTGCCAGTCCGCCACGATGTCCATCAGGGCTGCAGATGCGATCCGGCCGTTGGTTTGCTCAAGGAGCATGCGGTTCCCCACCTTCAGGAACTTGCGCTCCACCGAGGTAAGGCTCTTGCGCGGCAGTGCCGCAGTTACGTTACTCATGATCTTTCCTCCCGTTGGCGCGGCCGGTGAACTTCAATACTCGCCCCATCTCTACCTCCTCGTCGCTTGGCGGCTTCCCACCGAACGGCACGAACCGCACGAACTGCCCCTGCGCCTGCACCAGGCAAGTTCCCGGCTTGCCGTGTCGGCACTTGCCGACGATCAGCTCCGTGACGCCGTTTGCACCCTCGTCGGTATCGATATCGCGATGAACCAGGATGACGACGTCGGCGTCCTGCTCGATCTGGCCGCTGTCGCGAATATCGCTCGGGCGCGGTCGCTTATCCGGGCGGTTGGTGGGGCCGCGGTTGAGCTGCGCCAGTACGATCACCGGCACCTTCAGCTCCTTGGCAAGGTTCTTCAGTGCGGTGGAGATCTTCCCGACCTCCAGCGGGCGGTTCTGCCCGCCTTCGCCCGCGACCAGGGTGATGTAGTCGACGACGATCACGTCCAGCCCTTCGTGCCGCTGGCACTGGCGTGCGATCGAGCGAATGCGCGCGACGGTCATGCCAGCCTGATCGCAAACGTACAGCCGCGCCTTGTGCAGGACGCTCACTGCGCTGGTGATGCGCGGCCAGTCCTCATCCTTCAGCGAGTCGCCTTCATCCAGCCGGGTGAGGTCCACCGCGCCCAGCGAGGCGATATTGCGAGTCACCAGCTCTTCCTTGGTCATCTCCAGACTGAAGACCAATCCGGCGCCGCCGAGCTGGGTAGTCGCGTACTGGGCAATCTGGACGCCGAGGATGGTCTTGCCGGACGCTGGAAGGCCCGCCACGACGACCATGTTGCCGGGGCGCAGGCCTCGGATCAGCTTGTCCAGATCTGGTATGCCGGTCGAAAGTCCTTTCGGCGCCGTACCGGAGAATTTCGAGTCGATGGTGTCGATCACCCTCGGCAGGATGTCGCTGACCCTGTGGTAGTCCGGCTCGCCATCGTCAAGGTCACGCAGATCGGCCATAGCCTGCTGTCCGCGCGCGATGATCTCGGCTACGGGTAGGTCATCATTCGCGGACTGGCTAATGGTGTGGGCCGTCTCCACCACCTTGCGCAGCACGGCGCGCTCACGAATCACCCGGGCGTAAGTTTTCCAGCTCGAGGTGCCCTGCGCGTTCGACTGGATTGTCGCGGCGTAGGCCAACATGCTGGTGCCGTCGGGCAGATACTGGTGATGCTCGCCCACCATGATCACGTCGACCGGGTCGCCCGCCTCGTGGCAATCCAAAATGGCCCGGTACAGCGCCGCGTTCTCGATCTCATGGAAGTCGGCGATCTCGACCTTTGAACGGACCTCGTCAATGAGCGTTGGGTCGACAAAGATCGCACCGAGCAGCCCGTGCTCGGCATCTACGTTGAAAAGCTCGCGGCTCATGCGTCACCTCGTGCCGAGGCCCAATTGAACAACACTGCAGGACCACCGTTGTCGCTGAGTCGGTCCACCACACGGTCTCCAAGATATTTACGAATCGCCAAAATGTTCAGATTGGAAATCACAATGGTGGGCTGAAGGCTCTCGTACCGGCCATTGATCGTCTCGAACAAGACCTGGCGCTCGAAGTCGCTGCCGTTTTGCACCCCGACCTCGTCCAAGATCAGCAGATCGGGCTTCGTCAGCCCCTCGTAGATCTGGGTTTCGGTCAGCTCGGCATCCTTGGCGAACGTGCTCTTCACGTCCCGAATGATCGACAGCGCTGAGGTGTAGCGAGCCACGGCGCGGAATTCGCGAATGACGTGCTGCGCAATGGCGCAGGCCAAATGAGTCTTCCCGGTACCAAGGCCTCCAAGCAGCATCATTGACCGACCCACATTCCAGTTGGCTTCGAAGCCTTGCGCGTATTCACGACACTGCCGCAGGGCGACGGATTGCTGCGCAGGGCTGGCAGTGGTCTCGTAACTGTCCAGTGTCGCTTTGCGGAAGCGCAGCGGGATATCCGAAGCGATGAGAGCCGCGTTCAGCTTGCGAGCATCACGTACTGCGGCGGCTGGCTTGTGGGTTGCATCATCCGGGGAGTGCACGGCATCGAACTGGCACCGAGGGCAGCCTTGCCAGAAGTGATCACCGACAAACGACTCCGTCAGATGGTTAAGGTATTGCCCATGCTCGCTGCACTGGGCAGATTCAGTTTTAAAGATGGTCGGTGCGGTCATGGCTTGGCTACTCGGTACGAACCGTCAGGCTGCAAAATAAGGCCTTCGGTATGGTCAATTTTGTCGAGGTCGGTGTGATTGGATTGGGTGGCCGCCGCCAGCAATTCGTCTTCCCACCGTTTCCCGTTCAGCCAACTGGCCGGATGTGGGATGAACTGCCCCCCACTTTTGAGCCAGTCAATGCTGGTGGACTGCTTGGCCAGCGCTGTGATGATCTTCTGCTGCGCATCTGCGTCGGGTGCCAGCTTCTTCCACGCTTGCTCTGCGGCCTGGCGTTTCTGCTTGCGGGGATACAGTTTGTAGAACCGGTCAAATCCCTCGAGCGGGTCCTTCGTGACCAAAGGTTTTTCAGTCCTTACTGCTTCATTCAGTCCTTGCTGAACATCAGTCCTTACTAGGGGGGGATTTGCCGGGGACGGTTCGACCGGGCCCGGATAATCCGTCGCCGGTGATTCCGACACGGTGTAGGAGCGTCCGCCGAACTCGCCACCCTCGGCTCGCTCAAGGGTGATTTGGGTATCCAGCCTGCTCCAACTCTCGAATCAACCCGCGTATAGCGTCTCGGCCAGCCGCTTTACCGATACAATCTTTGGTCTGGTTGATCAGATGGTGAGTAGAGACCTCCCAGTGATCAGGCTTACCCAGCAGAAAGACCAGAACGCCGCGCGCAGCCCAGCTAAGGCGCCGGTCTTCGCTGATGCTCTTGTTCAGCAAGTAGAAATTACCCTCGGGGCGAGGGGCTCGGATGATGCTCATATGTTGAGCTCCCGCGTCACGCGCCGCACGAAGTCGTCGTAGGACTCATCCATGACAATGCCGCGATCTTCCAGCGCCATCCGGCCAGCTTTAGCGAGCCCGTAGATCTCCCAGCGTTCGCGTTCGGGCAGATGACGACAGTTCGTGTAGTTAGGCCACGGGCCCGCGACGACGCTACCTGGAGGCCGCAGACCTGCAGGGTTGTTCAAGTTGGTCAGGATCATTGCAAAGTCTCCCCGGCAGGCAGGTGCGAAGAAGAACCGCTGCCGTCGTCAAGCAACCGGCGGCACAGCAAGCGCAGAGCAGTTTGGGCGTTCGCCATCGGTACGATCGTGTTGCGGAAGTCTTCAGGCGACAGGCTGTGGTCAGCGCCGAGCAAGTTCACTTGGCTATTATCGCAATCGGTCAACGCAAGGCTGGCCAGCGTGTAGTCGTCGACCTGCTCAAGACGTGCCTCACTGAGAATCACAGGCTGTTCCAACGGCTTGCTGGCGGGAAGCTGCGTGGGCCCCGGGTCACCGCCGAACAGTCGCGCGCGCAGGTTTTCAGTGCGCTTGTCGGACACCTCTTTGGCCACAGCTCCTGTATGGCGCTCGAATAACGCCGTCAGCGCCCAGTACGCCGCGATTAAACCGATGTATGTGTCATCGTGAAGCTCGATCTTTGCGCCCTCTTCCACCGCATCGATGGCTTCGTCGATGACCTCAAAGCACTTGAGCAGCAGCGGGCCGTCGGCATATTTCTTGTAGTGGTCGACGTCGAGGACAACGCCGTCCATCGTGATGATTGGTTTGGAGTTGCTCATGACTGGGCCTGCTGGACCAGACGGAACCGGCCCTCGAAATATGGGTGGGTGGCCTGAGTGGCAGTTTCCATCTGGCATTCGCTGACGAAGCGCTTGAACGCAGTGGTGACGAGCGTCTTCGCCCACACCATGTACTGGCTGCCCAGCGCTTCCTCATGGCCGTTGCGAACCATGCCTGCGGGATTCGGGAGATGCGGCCAGTCTTTCAGAACGTAATCGACCACCGCCCCGGACAGGCCATAGCGCTTGTTCATCTCGGCCTTAACGCCGGTCAGCGACAAACAGTTGGATGGGCGGTGATCCCAGACATGGAAGCGCTCCATGCCTTCGACCTTCTGCTCGATTCGCTCCAGAGCCACCTGGTGCTCACGCTGCTGACGCTCCACAGCCACCAGCTGGTTCGCGTTCGCGGCAGTGATCTCTGCCTGGGTCATTGGGCGTTGGTAGCTACCGGTAGCGCGGATTGTCGGCAACACGTCGCCAGCCACCCACATCTGCATCGGCAAGGCGCCAGCCTTGTCGGACCGGCCGAGGAAGAAATACAGGCCTTGCTCGGTCAGCACCGCCATTTGCTGAGTGCCTGAGGGGGTCAGAACAGATCTGACCCCCCTCCACTGCTCGGGGACATGAGCAATCGTCAACGTGCCGGCCCACACGTAGCCGAGGTCCTCGGCAATGTCCTTGGCAACAAACCATACTGCGCTGTCGTCATCCGTGATTACGCGAATGGCAGCGCCGTTAAAATTGAAAGGGATCAGGCTCATGCCGCACCTCCCGCGCCACGATTTGGCATCTCGGGGTTTTGTGGCGCGGATTCGCTGAGCTTCTGGAGCTCGTCGATCGCGCTGAGCACGCCGCAAAAACCAGTGTCGCTAAGATGGCGTGCGATCTGGGCCAGGTGTGCGGCGCACCGGCCGCCGGCGTGGATATGATCAAGTTGAATGGCACCTGCCAGCGCTGCCAGCCAATTGAGCTGATCGGCTGCAGCAATGAGCTGGAACTCAGCATCGGCTGCCACTTCTTGCATCGTGGGAACTGGCTTGTTCATTCCGGCACTCCCAGATCAGTTGCAAGTTGGGAAAGCTCACGGAATGCGGAGCGCGCAATCAGCCGAACAGCCGCTTGAATGCCTGCCTCACAACGGCAGTTAAGCTGCGGGTCGGGATTAAGTTCGTCAGTGCTTTCTCTGGTTATGGTGTTTTCAGCCAGCACGTCAGCAAGGGTTGCGATGACGTCTAGCGCTTCAGCGATCTGCGCGAAGGTGTGTCCGCAATCTCGAGGCTTCCTCATTGGCCGGCCCCTTCTTTAACTTGCGGAAGACCGCGCTGAACCGACCAGACCAGCGCGGAGATAGCCTCGGCGATGAACGCCAAGGTCTTCACGCCATCGCAATAAGCCATCTCGCCCATGTTGAGCGAGTCATGCATGTGATCGCAGATCTGTCCAAGTCCAGACGATAGGGTCCTGGCTGTCTGAAGTGCGTCATCAGCGTTGACCCCGGCGGTCACGCTAAACAGCATCAGGCCGCGGTTGTCGATTGGCGTATTGCTGAAATCAGCTTCTACGGTGAGGGACTGTTGCGTTACATCTGGGGTTTTGCTATTTTCTGGGCGTGACATATCGTTCTCCGAGAACGAAGATTCAAGAAAGTCCATTGGCGTGGACTGGTTAAGAAGGCTCGCGAATGCGGGCCTTTTTGTTGCCTGCGATTTAGCCGGTCAACAAATACTGGGCTTGGCGCTTGTTCATTTCAGGTACTCATCAAATCGGCAAACGCCATAAGGTGGAAGTCGCTGAGCAGGTACTCGACAGGGCCTTCCATAAAAATTAGGGGTGTGGTAGCGCCAAGGCCCATGATGCATGACGATGACAAACGACGTGCTCTTTGGTCATGTCGCTGCCCCGATACTGGATGCTTGCACAGCACTTTCAGCGGACTGATCAGCGGATGGGTTTGTGCGTAGATTTGCATTCAAGGTTGGGGCATCTAGCGGCCTGCTCTTGGAATCTGAGCGTGCCGGGAAAGGACGTCGCTCCTCAGCGGTGAAAGTCCCGTCGGCTTGGTGGGTCACGATGATGTTGCGCCCTACGCGGATGGCCTTACTGAGCGCGCCTTGGGTTAGGCCCAGCAGTGAAGCTGCCTCAGGCTGGCCGCGATCTTTGGCAAAATCTCTCAAGTGAAGGTTGCTCACAGCGTCTCTCCAAGGTTTGCGTCCTAGGGATAGTACCTATGGCATTATTCAATGTAAATACTTTTGGCATTTGTCAAGATATTACCAAAGGGAATATTCTTCTCTAATGAGCAAACGACATCTACCAGACGACAGAAAAGCCGAATGCCTACGGTTGAAGAACATCTTCAATGCGAAGAAGCGCGACCTCGGACTTACTCAAGAAAAGCTTGCTGAGCACCTGGGCATAAACCAGAGCTCGGTTAGTCATTACCTCAACGCCGTGAATCCCCTTAATGCCACCGTTGCAGCGGAGTTCGCAAAGATCCTTGAGGTTCAGATCTCTGATTTTAGCCCCCGCCTAGCACAGGAAATTGAACTGCTTACCGCCGCATCCGTGGAGGCAAACCGAGCATTCATCGCTAACCGAGTAGCGGCCCACCAAGTCAAAGGAGTTGTGCCGCACGAAGAATACGTATTGATACCTCAGTACATGTTCGAGGAGCGATTCATCAAGGGTGTCAATGACGAGCATGTTGGGTTAACCGAGGGGCTTGTGTTCAGGCGAGGGTGGCTGCGGCGAATGGGCGTGTCACCCCATCGCTTGTTCGTGGTCTATGCTGATGGAAATGACATGGCCCCGCACATATGCGCAATGGATGTGATTCTTTTCGACTCGGCGCAGAAGTCGCCTGTGGACCGGCAGATCTTTGTGATAAAACGGAGAGACGGCGGAATCACCGTCAAGCGAATGATCCAGCAGCTGTCAGGAGCTTGGGTGATCAGGAGTGAGAATCCTGACAAGAATCTTTTCCCTGACGAAATAGTCGCCGAAGCTGATATTGCTGCGCTTCCAATACTCGGCAGGGTCCTCTGGCGAGGCGGAAGCCCAACCTAATACCAAATCCCGAGCCGCCTGATGGCGGCTTTTTTTCGCCCCACGAAAATAATATTGCCAAAGGTATTTACTTAATATATTGCCAAAGGTAATGTTGGCACATCGAAACCAGCACGGATCTTAAATCCCATGAATACCGCAACCATTTCTGCTCACGGCCTGATCGGCGTCCTTGGACGAGGCGCAGCGCCTCGCGAGCTGGAATGTCTTTTGGCTGTCGCGGCCGGGCAAACCACCAAGCAGATCGCGAAGGACTTGGGCCTAGCACCTGACAGCGTCAGCAAGCGCCTGCTCTCCCTGACAACCAAGCTTGGGGTCCTAAAACGCACGCAGCTGGTGGCGCGTGCCTTTGCTCTTGGCCTGATCAGCTTCGCCGGTGTTAGCAGCCCTACGCCTGAGCACCAGCGCAACGAATCTGACGACGGCGTCTTTCTCGCATGACCGCTTTCGCAGCGGCGTGCGCCTCCAGATAGGGACGCAGTCCGGTGCTCAGGCTGATCTGACCCGTTAACCAAACTGAATTTCGCGAAAGCCAAAAACGCGGCGGGCTATCGGCTTGCCTGGAGAAAGCATATGTCGGCCACGAACCGAATCACCCTGGTGCTGCGCCCGAATGAGGGCGCCACTCTGGAAGACCTGCAGCAATACGCCAAGCTCGGGATGCCTGTTGGAGTGGGCCGGGCGCTTGGTGTCATCGCCGGCGCCGCTGAAGGGGATGTGATGGAGCGCGCAGAGCAGCTGGAGAACCAAGTGATTCTTGCAGAGGCGGCAATGCGGCGAGGCGTCCTGTTGACCGACAAGGAATGTCTGCCGGCGCTGCGGCGGGTGATAGACCAAGTTCCGGAGCTGTACCGCGAGGTGGCCGACGCCATCAAGCAGGCGGCGCTCGATGATGGCGCGGATGAGTCCACAGCAGAGGAAGCTGCTGGCCAAGCCATTCGCGTCCTGGTGATGTTCAAACAGCGCATGGAAAAACTGCTGGATCCGGATCCGCTGACGCCGCCAGCCCAAGCCAATCTAATTACGGAGAATCCCTTAGTCGCCGAAACGCCATACGCCCAGGTGCGCGTTACAGACATCGGCGAATGGATCAGGACCGTCACGAACGCTAAGCGCTACGAGTGGTTGCGCGACCGTAGCCGTGTTGAGGATGCTGATACCGATCTGCTGGCAGCGCGCGGCGATCAGATTTACTACGGTCCTGCCCTCGACCGCGTGGTAGATGACGCAATGCGTCTGACTCACCTAGTGGAAAAGCACGGTGAGCCAGTATGACGACCATTCAACCTACTGGTGCACAGCTCCAGATCCGCACCGAGTTTCAAAGCCTCGGCGAGCGCCTGATTCGCTTCGGGCAGGCTTTGCAGAGCCCGGAAACCACCGTGGGCCAACTGACCCAGCTTGCCAACTCCTGCGGCATCGCGCTGAAGCTGCGCACCGTGGCCGAGTCTGGGGTCACGTCTGATGGCTAAGACTGCCTTTCACGTCAAGCAAGACGGCGTTCAGTTCTTCATGAACACCGAGTCGTCATCGCCGACCACGGGGCATCGCAACCGGTACCGCCTGTTCAAGACCGAGAACTTCGGGCGCGACAAAGCTGGCTGGGTGCAGATCGGTTCAATGGCCGGCCAGGCGCTGATCGCGATCGAGAGCGAGGGTGCGCGATTCGAGGCCTGCGTCCAGGCGTTCAGCAGCAAGCGCCCGCACCAGTATCAAGACCGTGAGCGGATTCGCGGCACTCCTGGGAAATGGGAAGGCGAAGCTTTCCCGGCGCGCGTGGCGCATAGCCGTGATGCGTCAGTTTCCTTGCACGAAGAAAACCTGACGAGTCAGGAGGAATAGCCATGGCTGCAGCTGAAAAGGTCGACGAGACGTACGTCGCGGGCAAGGTGCCTGAGGCAAAGATGGCAGAGCTCGTCGGCACAACGCGACGGGCGCTGCAGGGCAAGCGCGCCCGGGGGATCATACCCAAAGGGGTATGGAACGAGATTGATGGCCGCATTTATTACTGCATCAGGAGATATGAGGCATGGATCGAAAGCCAATGGGACTGCCCACCGGAGTTGAATTCGCGGGCAACTCCATTCGCATTCGGTTCACCTGGGCTGGTGAGAGACGCTGCGAAACCCTCCCCTATCCCCAAACGCCAAAAGGGATCAAGGCTGCCGCCGATCTACGTGCTCAAGTAATCAGCCTCGCCAAGCACGGCGTACTGGATGCAGACAGGTACGCCGATCTCTTCCCCAACTCAAAGCACTCACACCACGGCGCAAAAATGCTCTTCGGAGCATATGCCCAAGCATGGCTGAACGGCCGCGAGGTCGTGAACGGCACCCGCAAAAACTATCGGATTTCCCTGAACAAGTACTGGATGCCGCATTTCGCGACGATGCCGATCGAATATGTGTCGTCTCTGGATCTGCGCCGAGTCGTCACCGAGACGAACTGGTTGAGCCAAGAAGTGAAGCGCGCGGCTATCCAGAGGCTGGGCACGATGTTCAACTGCGCAGTCGTGGACGGTGTAATAGCACGCAATCCCGTTGATGCGATCGAGCTGCCGGCGCGCCCGAAGAAAGCTCCCGACCCTTTCACCGTGGAGCAAGCAGACCAGATAATTGCCCGTCTGTACGACACGCTCAGGCATTCCACCGCCATATACGCGGCGTACTTCGAGTTCGCCTTCTACACCGGCATGCGCCCTGGCGAGATAGCCGCCCTGCGCTGGGATGAGGTGGATATAGATCGACGCCTGGCCCACGTCTGCCGGATCGTGGTGGACAAGGTCATCGAGGAGCGAACCAAGACAAAAGCTGCCCGCACGGTGATGCTCAACAGCAGAGCGTTGAACGCGCTCCGTGTTGCTGAAGAAGTCGCAACGCTGCGCAGGTCCCAGAAAAAGAGGATGCAGAGGGACTCGCCCTACATATTCCCCCCGACCAGAATCAGTGAGTACCTGCAGCAGGCCAGCCTGACCGATAAATTCTTCAAGGTGGCCGTGGAAGACCTGGGCCTGCGGGGCAGACGGCAGTACAACTGCCGACACACCTACGCTACCATGTGCCTCATGGCGGGCATGAACCCCGCATTCATCGCCAATCAGCTGGGACACAGCGTGCAGATGCTGCTGTCGACGTACGCCAAGTGGATCAACTCAAGCACCGACTGGGGCGAGTTGGATAAACTGGAAACGAAGCTGATTGGTACAAAATTGGTACGGCCTGAACCGCCACCACTCTGAAACCCTTACGGAACACACCCCTGTGACTCTGGAACAGAACTACACCGCCATCCTTGGCCAACTCGGTGAGGACGTCTCCCGCGAAGGCCTGCGCGACACCCCGAAACGCGCAGCCAAAGCCATGCAGTACCTTTGC